AAGTTTATAGGTATGGATTTAGTTGGAACGTATAGAGATTCAGACGAAATAGGAACTATGCCATTTACAAGAACATTAGAGGATTGGGCTAAATTTGATATAAATGATAGAACAAAATTTGATGCTTCAATTAGTTCGGGATTAGCTATAATGGCAAATCAAAAACATATATATATACCTGAGAAAAAAGAATCAAAAATTAGCATTACCTTTGCAAGATACAGTAACGATGGAAACAACAGTCAATTAATCGAATGAAAGATACGATAATAGATATAACCTCTGCTTCATTCCCAAGTCAGTTAGCAACAGACAGCGAAAAAGCAACAGAAAAATTTGGACTCCAAGTAGGACAAGCTATTCAGTATGAGTGGTTTAGAAAAGATGGGGGGTCATGTAGGTTTTATAATCAATGGAGAGATTTCCATAGGTTAAGACTGTATGCAAGAGGGGAGCAATCCATAGCAAAATATAAAAACGAGCTAGCAATAGATGGTGATTTATCATACTTAAATTTAGATTGGACACCTGTTCCTATACTTCCTAAATTTGTGGATATTGTAGTTAATGGAATGTCTGATAGATTATTTAAGGTTAAGGCATACTCTCAAGACGCAATGTCTCAACAAAAGAGAAGTAAGTTTCAAGATATGGTTGAGGCCCAAATGGCAGCTAAAGTTCCACTTGAGATTATCCAAGAGAAAACAGGAGTTGACCCATTTATTATGCCTCCCGAGCAGTTGCCTAAAACAGATGAAGAGTTAGCTCTTTTCATGCAGTTAAACTACAAGCCTGCAATTGAAATTGCTGAGGAGGAAGCTATTAATACCATATTTGATGAGAACCATTATCAAGACATTAGAAAAAGAGTAGACTATGATTTAACAGTAATAGGCATTGGAATAGCAAAGCATGAATTTTTATTAGGCTCGGGTGTTTCTATTTCATATGTAGACCCTGCAAATGTAGTTTACAGTTATACTGAGTCTCCTACTTTTGATGACTGCTTTTATTGGGGTGAAATAAAAACACTTCCAATTACAGAGTTGTTAAAAATTAAGCCTTCTTTAAAGAAAGAAGAATTAGAGAAAATATCTAAAAGCAGTCAAGGGTGGTATGATTACTATAATGTATCTCAATTCTACGAGAATAGTCTTTTTTATAAAGACACTTGTACGTTGCTTTATTTTAATTACAAGACAACAAAAAAAATAGTATATAAAAAGAAATTACTTGAGGGTGGTGGAACGAGAGTGATTGAAAAAGATGATACATTCAACCCTCCGGTTGAAATGATGGAAGAGAACAATTTTGTTAAGATTGAAAAAACAATTGATGTTTGGTATGATGGGGTAATGGTTATGGGAACAAACATAATTATAAAGTGGGAGATGGCAGAGAACATGGTTAGGCCTAAGTCAACTTCTCAGCATGCTCTTCCAAACTATGTTGCTAACGCTCCACGTATGTATAAAGGAAACATTGAATCTTTAGTTAGACGAATGATTCCATTTGCAGATTTGATACAGATAACACACTTGAAGCTACAGCAAGTTATTGCAAGGGTAGTGCCTGATGGTGTATTTATTGATGCCGATGGGTTAAATGAGGTTGATTTAGGAACAGGTGCTGCATATAATCCTGAAGATGCACTAAGGTTGTATTTTCAAACGGGTAGTGTTATTGGAAGAAGCTACACTCAAGAGGGTGATTACAATAATGCCAAAGTTCCAATTACTCAATTAACTTCAAACTCAGGATTAAGTAAAACTCAAATGCTCATATCTAACTATAATCATTATATGGATATGATTCGTTCTGTAACAGGATTGAATGAGGCGAGAGACGGAAGTAATCCTGACCCCAACTCATTGGTTGGTGTTCAGAAGCTTGCTGCATTAAATTCAAATACAGCTACAAGACATATCCTTGAAGGAGCCTTATATATTTATAGAAGTTTAGCAGAAGCGTTAACGTATAGAGTTGGAGATATATTGCAGTATGCAGATTTCAAAGATGATTTTGCAAATAAAATTGGGAAATATAATGTTTCAATATTAAATGATATTTCGGATTTATATATTTATGATTTTGGAATTTTTATTGAAGTATCTCCTGATGAAGAACAAAAAGCACAGCTTGAAGCAAATATACAAATGGCTTTATCTAAAGGAGATATAAATCTTGAAGATGCAATTGATATTCGTGAGTTAAGAAATCTTAAACTTGCTAATCAATTGTTAAAGATGAAGAGAACTCAAAAGCAAGACAGAGAAAGTCAAAACCAAATGCAGATGCAGGCAATGCAGGCACAGCAACAATTAAAGTCTCAAGAACTAGCAATGCAAACTGCTATGCAAAAAATACAAATGGAGTCTGAGGCAAAAATGAAATTAAGAGAAGCTGATGTTAACCTTACTATCCAACAATTAACAGCAGAAGCTCAACTTAAAAAAGACTTAATGGCTGTAGAGTTTGATTATAATATGCAACTAAGTGGTCTTACACAAAACAATTTGAAAACTCGAGAAGATGAGAGGGAAAATGCTAAGTCAAAAAGAATAAGTCAGCAGAATACCGAGCAATCAAAATTAATAAACCAACGAAAAAATAATTTACCACCTCAAGACTTTCTGTCTAATCAAAATAACATAGATGGATTTGATGTGCCTCAATCTAAACCAATGACTTTTGAGTCAAATGAAGATAGTTTAGATGGATTTGATATGAGTGAATTTTCACCTCGTTAATTATTAATTATTTTTGTATAACTTTGTAAAAAATTAAATCAAATAAAATGGAAATTAAAGTAAGAGCAATCGGCGACGTAGAAACAAAAAGCGTTGCACAAATAGAAGAAGAGCTTCTAGTTAAGCACGAAGAATCACTATCAACAGATAATGTGTTTCAAGAGCAAGAACAAGAGCAAGAGCAAGAGCAAGAAGTAACTCAAGTTGAACCACAGGAAGAATCCTATGAAGAAGAGTTGAGTGAAGAAAAAGTTCTTTCATATATTGGAAAAAGATATAATAAAGAAATTAGTTCATTTGATGAACTGATGGCGGAAAGACAATCTAGTGAAGAAATGCCTTCAGATGTAGCTGCTTATATGAAGTATAAGAAAGATACAGGGAGGGGATTTGAAGATTTCATAAAGTTAAATAAAGATTTTGACAATATGGACTCGGATGGTTTAATAAAAGAGTATCTACAATCTACGAATTCAGAGTTGGATTCCGATGATATAGATGCATTGATGGAAGATTATCAATATGATGAGGACATCGATGATGAATCTTTTATTAAGAAAACAAAGATTGCAAAGAAGAAGGTTATTGGGGAAGCCAAGAAATACTTCAATCAACAGAAAGAACAATACTCTGTTCCTATTGAGTCAATAGGAGTTGGTGTTCCGGACGAAGAAAAAGAGGTATACGAGGCATACAAACAATACACCAAAGAAGCAGCGACTATTGATGAATCAAACAGGCGTAAGCGTGAATGGTTTGACCAAAAGACAAGTGAGGTTTTAAACGATGATTTCAAAGGTTTTGATTTCAATATAAACGACAAAAAACTTTCATTTTCTCCCGGTAATCTAAGCGAGATTAAAAAGAATCATGCAACACCTCAGAACTTTATAAATAAGTTTTTAGATGAGAATGGTTTAATGAAAGACGCAGAAGGATACCATAGGTCGTTAGCTATGGCAATGAACCCTGACAAGTTTGCTAAGTTCTTTTACGAACAAGGACAAGCGGATGCTACTGATGATGTTACGCGTAAGATTAAAAACATAAACATGTCTGAACGCAAGGTGTCTGAAGCTAGTACAAAGGTTGATGGAATGCAGGTCAAGTCTCTAAGCCCTGAGTCCGGTAACGGATTAAAAATTAGAAGTATGAAAAGAATTTAAAACTAAACTAAAACAAAATGGCTATATTAGCATCACCAACTTTTGGGTTGACTCCAAGCTCGGAGCAAGTCCCATTACAAACAAATTACATTACCAACTTTAACTTTTTAACTCAGTATCTTCCTGATACTTATGAGAAAGAATTTGAGCGTTATGGTAACAGAACAGTAGCTTCATTCTTACGTATGGTAGGAGCGGAGATGCCGTCAAACTCGGATATGATTAAATGGGCTGAACAAGGTCGTTTGCACACAAAGTATACAACTTGTGTTCCTACTGCTGCTGCTGCTTCTAATCAGTCTGTATTTACTATTACAACTCCTGCTACAGGCCCGGGTGTAATTCAAGCAGGTAATCAACTTGCAATTCGTTTAGGTCAAACAGTTATGATTTTTGATAATGCTACGGGATTGTCAAACAAAGGAATCGTTATTGTTGCTCCTGCAGGTACTAACCCAACATTTACTATTACAGTAGCTTATTATGAGACCGGTGGTCAAACTTTTGCTGCAGGTTCTACTTGTTCTATTTGGGTATATGGTTCTGAATTTAAAAAGGGAACAAATGGTATGCAAGGTTCTTTGGAAGCTGAAGATACTATTTTCTCAAATTCTCCAATTATCATTAAAGATAAGTATGCAGTAAACGGTTCAGACATGGCTCAAATTGGTTGGATTGAAGTGACTACTGAGAATGGTGCTACAGGATACCTTTGGTACTTAAAATCAGAACATGAAACTCGTCTACGTTTTGAAGATTATCTTGAAACTGCAATGGTTGAAGCGATTCCTGCAGGTGCAGGTTCGGGTGTTGCTACTCAAGTAACATTTACATCAGCGGGTAACAAAGGTTCAGAAGGTATCTTCTATGTTGTAAACAGCCGTGGAAACGTATGGGGTGGTGGTAATCCAACATCTCTTGCTGATTGGGATACAGTTATTTCTCGCTTAGATAAGCAAGGTGCTATTGAAGAAAACGTAGTATTTGTTAATCGTGATTTTGGATTTGACATTGACGATATGTTAGCTGCACAAAACTCTTATGGAGCTGCAGGTACATCTTATGGTCTATTTGACAATGACAAAGACATGGCGTTAAATTTAGGATTTACAGGATTCCGAAGAGGTTATGACTTCTACAAGACTGATTGGAAATACTTAAATGACCCAACAATGCGTGGAGGTATGCCAACAGCAGCTACAGCAAGTGGAAACATCACAGGATTACTTGTTCCTGCAGGGTCTACAAATGTATATGACCAAGTTATGGGTAAAAATGCAAAGCGTCCTTTCTTACACGTTAGATATCGTGCTTCTGAAGCAGAAGACAGACGATACAAAACTTGGATGACAGGTTCTGCCGGAGGTGCTCAAACTAGTGACTTAGATGCAATGGAAGTTAACTTCTTATCTGAGCGTGCTGTTTGTACTTTAGGTGCGAATAACTTTGTTTTATTCCGTTACGGAGTTTAATAATAATTGAATGTTTAAAAGGAGGGGCACTTTGCTCCTCCTTTATTTTAGTAACTAAATCAAATCAAATAATAATGAAAGCAAACACAACATCAGTAGATAAGACCTACAAGCTGAAAAGCAATGCAACGCCAATCTCTTTTACGTTGCCATCAAGAAATACAACGAGGTTCCCACTTCTTTATTTTGATGAAGAGAACAATGTTAATAGACCTTTGCGATATGCAAGAAATCAAAAATCACCATTTGAAGATGAACAAGATGGAAACTTTCTTCTTGAACCAATCATATTTGATGATGGATTCCTAAGTGTCCCAAGAACAAATCCTGTACTACAGCAATTTTTACATTATCATCC